ATGTCATTGGTCATCGATTCAGTGACCAATGGTATAAACGACTCATCGAGAAGAATGAGGATTCGCATATTCTCATTACGTGGTGCCCACCCACTTGCTATGTTCGCCAGAACGCCGGTCGCGAAAGAGTTTCGGCGTTGGGTGTTAGACATTCTGGGTCAGGAGGTGATGACAAGGGGGCTACCAGCTAAAGAGCGAGTGGCTGTACTGTGCCCTTGTTGTGGGAAGCCTGCAAGTGTTATTGGTACAAACTACCTGACACGCTATCGGGTTGAAATCATTGTTGAATGCAATCGGTCAGATTGTACAAACCAGAAATTCAAATCTGAGATTTCTTTCTCATATTACATCGAGCAAAAAGACGACAGCCGGATGCTCGGAGAAATCATCTGTGCGCTATCACCACATCAGAAACAGACATTAATCCGAATGCTATCGGCTCCAGTTTGACCCCTGAGGGGACAAAAAGGGGACATTCGCAATTTGTGAAACAAAAAAGCCACCGTGAAAGGTCAGCCCGTTTCACCGGTCTGTTCAGTAGCGTCGGCTCTGTGTTTAGTGGCGTGGGGCGTCTGCTGCTGTGGCTGGTGGCCTCGCCGTTTGCTCTGCTGCGCACGGCGTTGATGTTTGTCGGCGGGATCCTGGGAACGTTGCTTAGCCCCGTTGCGTTGTTTATGGCGGCAGTTGTTGCTGTCGGGGTAGCGATTTACCAACATTGGGAGCCGATCAAGGCATTCCTGGGCGGCGTGGTAGACGGTTTCACAGCGGCCGCCGGCCCGATTGTAGCGGCGTTTGAGCCGCTAAAACCGGTGTTTACATGGGTGGGTGATAAAGTCCAGGCGCTGTGGAAATGGTTTACCGACCTGCTGGAGCCGGTGAAGTGGTCCGCTGCCGAACTGGATAACGCCGCCGCGATGGGGCGTAAATTCGGGGCGTTCTTGGCCGACGGGCTGAGCAAGGCCATGCACCCGCTGGACTCACTGAAATCCGGGGTGTCGTGGCTGCTGGAGAAATTGGGTGTCGTCAAAACTGAGTCGGACAAGCTGCCATCCGCCGATGTGATCCAAAAAGCCCAGGATGCCAAAGCCGCGGCGACCGCCCCGGTTAATCCCACCAACGCCACCCCGTGGGGCGCACCGCCGGTCTACAGCCCCTTTGCGGGCATGTATGACAGTGGCGGGGTTATCCCCGCCGGGCAATTCGGCATCGTCGGGGAGAACGGCCCGGAGATTGTCAACGGTCCGGCTCGTATCACCAGCCGCCGCCGCACCGCCGCACTCGCGGCCGCTGTGCTGGGTGCCGCCGCCTCTCCACTCGTCGCCCAGCCCATGCATCCGTTCAGCCTGCCAGCCAGTCAGTACGGCAGTGCTGGACAGGCATACTCAGCCGGGCGGTTAGCCACCGCCGCCCCGGTTACCGTCAATGCACCCATTTCGATTTATACCCAGCCGGGCCAGAACGCGACGGATATCGCCCGCGAAGTTGCCCGGCAGTTGGATGAACGGGAACGCCGGGCCAGAGCGAAATCACGCAGCAATTACAGCGACCAAGGGGGGATCGGATGATCAATATTAACTTGAGTGTCAGCGTCATGATGGCGCTGGGCCTGTTCGTGTTTGGCCTGCAAACCGTGCCGTATCAGGAGCTGCAGCGGCAACGTAACTGGCTGTCACTAACAGCCGTATCGGTCAGCGGCCGGCATGGCAGTTTATCGGGCCGGACAGTGACACGCTGACGCTGCAGGGCGTGCTGCTGCCGGAAATCACCGGCGGCCGGCTGTCACTGCTGATGCTGGCGAAGATGGCGGAGAGCGGTAAAGCATGGTCGCTGATCGAAGGCACCGGCACGATTTACGGCATGTATGTGATCGAGAGCCTGAGCGAAACCCGCACCCTGTTTTTTTTCAACGGCAGCGCCCGGCGCATTGAGTTCACGCTCACCTTAAAACGGGTAGACGGGGATTTTGGGGCGGTGACCGGTAGCCTGTCGGATCAGTGGACTTCACTGAAAGACAGTGTGACCGGCTACGCCGACAAGGTGACCACCGCTGCCGGTCAGGCTGTTGACGCCGCGAAAGGGGTGTTTTCATGAGCCTGCTGGACCAGATGAGCACCGGCCGGGAGTCCACGCCGGATTACCGTATCACCATCAGCGGCAAAGATGTGACCGAAACGCTGGATAAGCGGTTAATGTCACTGACCATCACCGATAACAGAGGCTTTGAGGCCGACCAGTTGGATTTAGAGCTGGACGACGCCGACGGGCAACTGATGCTGCCGCGTTGTGGCGCCCAAATTACCGTTTTCCTCGGCTGGAAAGGTTATGCACTGACGAAAAAAGGCACCTTTGTGGTGGATGAAATCGAGTACAGCGGCGCGCCGGACCGACTGACGGTACGGGCGAGAAGCGCAGACTTTCGGCAGACGCTGAACATCAAGCGGGAAAAGTCGTGGCATCAGACCACCGTCGGCGAAATCGTGCGGGAGATTGCCGGCCGGCACAAGCTGACCGCTGCATTGGATGATGCTACGGCAACCCAGAAGGTTGATCACATCGACCAGACCAATGAGTCAGACTGTTCATTTCTGGTGCGACTGGCGAAAGACCACGGCGCTATCGCGGCCGTAAAGGATGGACGGTTGCTATTTCTGCGTCAGGGCCAGGGGAGAACGGCCAGCGGGAAGCCACTGCCGGCAGCGATTATTACCCGTGAAGACGGCGACAGTCATCGTTTTACCCTGGCGGATCGCGGCGCTTATACCGGCGTAGTCGCCAACTGGCTGCATACCAAAGAGCCGAAGAAAAAACAGGAAGTTAAAGTGAAGCGCCGTCGTCGGCGACGTCGGACGTCAACGAAAAAGAAAAAAGAGCCTGAGGCAAAGCAAGGCGAATACCTGATCGGCACCGACGAAAACGTGCTGGTCCTCAGCCGAACCTATGCCAACAAAGCTAACGCCGAGCGTGCAGCAAAAATGAATTGGGAGCGGCTACAGCGGGGTACGGCCAGCTTCTCTATCGATTTGGCGCGTGGACGTGAAGACCTATTCCCGGAGCTGCCGGTCAAAGTTAGCGGCTTTAAGCAGGAAATCGACATGGCAGACTGGGCGATCACAACGGTCACGCATTCACTGAATGACCGGGGATTTATCACGTCTCTGGAATTGGAAGTGAAGATTGACGGCTTGGATATGGAGTGAAATTAGCTTTATGTGAATTTTGTTCTGTATAATTAGCTAATCGTTAATTTATTGCTCTTTTGTTTGAGGATTCAGCAAAATGATGAAATGCCCATTGTGTGGTAATGCTGCACACACCCGCTCGTCGTTTGAAGTCACTGACACGACAAAAGAGCGTTACAACCAGTGCACCAACATTAACTGCGGACATACGTTTATCAGCCATGAAACCTTTGTTCGCTCAATCGCACGCCCTGGAGCCGTTCAGCATGTTGCACCTCATCCGCAAGGGCAGCAGGTGGTGATGAATCTTTAATAAGCAGTATAAAAGCCCGTTTTTACGGGCTTTTATAATAAAAATACAAGCCGATATTCTAACCTCTATGCACAATAGCTTCATTCAGAGCGTTAATAACATCATTGATGTACTTTCCATCTTGGCTTGATAGGGCTTGTGATTCTCCTGAAGCACTATTGAGGAAAACAATATAATTTGGGCGGATGGACTTAAACCAAGCAATTGCAATTATAAATATTACCACCCCAATAGCTTTGAATAGTAATGTTCCCGCTGCGAAAGCAGTTATAATGCCGATTGCTGCTAGCACGACAGGGCCTGTTTTGGGAGGATTTGTTTGTCCGCGTTTAACTGATGTTACACCATTCATCGCATAAGTCGTTGAGCCAACTCTAAACCTTGCATTTGTGATGCTTACATTGCCGTCATTATAAAATTCTGTTTCTTCCATTTTTGCCCAGCCTATAACTTATTGTGAGTAGTGCCTTAGTATAAAAAATATTAAAAAATAAGAATAGTTCTAAAATTTTATATCAAATTGTTAGCGTTAAAAGATAAAGCTCGATGGAAATGACATAAACAGGTTTTGTATCACGGGCGTATCTAATACCCAGACGAAAAAAAGATGCATAGCTCTTTAATTAGCGTATATCAGGCTTTTGATATATGCATCAGCTTCATCGCCAGGCATGGGGCCTAGTTTTTTGCACTCCTTCCCACCGCCTTTCACTGTGTAGCCTTGGTTTTCATTGGCGTTCAGCATGACTACGCTGATGATTGCTTCTGGCGGCCACGGTTTTTTATCAAACTGACCGTAACAAACTCTGTGGAAAAATAGGCGGATCATTTCCTCTGTGATCTGGGGTTTCTTTATCACAATTGTGAGCTTGCCACTTTCAAGGGAATAGGATTTTGTTTGGTAGACCTTGATCAGTTCCTCAATCTTTTGCGGAACGGGGTCGGCCGCTGCGTTAAATGTGGCGGTAATCAAGACCGACAGTAAGAATTTTTTCATCAGAGGTTGCTCCTGCATTGATTTGTTGAAGAAATTCATCGCCATTTCATCGCCATCATTTGTGGCGCTAATAAAAAAGCCACCGTTAAAAGGTGGCTTAATCATATGATTTTACTGCTGAAATTTGGTGGCCCCTGTTGGGTTTGAACCAACGACCAAGCGATTATGAGAACCATAATCAGTAAAGTAAAAACAACGACTTAATTTAAAATCAGCTAGTTATAAAGTTAATATGAGGCATTATAGGTCAATAATCCTAAGCTTGTGCGACACTTTTGAGACACTCCAGCGGGTTGAATCTCACCGCATCCTCAAGATGATTGGGGGCAAAGTGCGCGTATCTCATTGTCATTTTTATGTCTGTGTGGCCGAGTATTTTTTGCAGTACCAGAATATTCCCGCCATTCATCATAAAGTGGCTGGCAAACGTGTGGCGTAATACATGGGTCATTTGCCCGTCTGGTAGCTCAATTCCGGCGCGTTCAATTGCTGATCTGAATGCATAATAACAACGGGTGAATAATGCACCGTTCTTTGTGGGGAGTTGCGCTGCCAGTTCGGGAGATATCGGGATCGTCCTGTTTTTTTTGCCCTTCGTTTTAACAAAGGTGATTTTGTTGTCTGAGACTTGAGAACGGCGTAGGGATTCTGCTTCACTCCATCTTGCGCCTGTGGAGAGACAGATTTTTACTATCGTTTCAAGATCTCTCGCTGAACTGTTACGGCATTCATTCAACAGTAGTTCTATTTGTTTGCCATCCAGGAAGGCCATTTCGTTTTCACCGGTGCGAAACTGGCGAACATTTTCCAGCGGGTTGGGGGCTTTCCATTCGCCCAGCCTTTTCAGTTCATTGAAGACAGCCAGAAAATAGGCCAGCTCAAGATTGACTGTTCTGGGAGAAACCTTGTCGATGCGCTTTGTACGTGCAAAGTGCCCTTCCAGTCGTTTAGCTCTATAGGTAGCGAAAATTTGTGCATTGAATTCTGTTGCCAACGGTTCGCCCATGCATTCAGTCGCCCACAACATGGAGCTTTTGCGCTTTTCCCCGTCACTCAAGGTGATACCGTGCCGTTCAAACCATAAATGAACCAGGTCGGACATGCGGCGCGTATCTTTTCCGTCGCCCAGCCACGGCGTTACCTCTATCTTTTCCAGCGTGTAGCGCTCAAACGCCAGCGCCTCGCCTTTTGTTGAGAATTTTTTACGTACGCGCTTGCCTTCTTTGCCGCCGCTACGATCGACTGTGTAGAAATCGGCCACCCATAGGCCATCTGGTAGTTTTCTAACTGGCATTGTTTATTTATTTTTTTGTTATTTAATTGTGAGAACTACGTGACCAATCAGTTTGATATCGTCAAGCCCACAGTCAAAAGTAATGTCGCCACCGCTTACGCGAACTTTTTTAACAGGGATACGCGTGATCGTGCGGATGCTAGTTTTGTCTTCGATTTCAACCAGCCATTGACCATCGTATACATCATCAAAATCGGGGTTGATGACGTATTGGTGTTGGGATGTGGCGTCAAAAAGAAGGAAGCCGTTGCGTGGTTCTGTTTTTGGAGGGGGGAATAACGCGCTATCTAATATCACGTAGCCATCATCATTCACTTCTCCGCCAATTAGTTCTTTTCTAACAATTGATGGTATGTCTAATTTATCATTTTCGAATTTCTTTCCCTTCCCTGTAACTATCCAGTGAAGGTTTACACCTGTTTCCATCACGCACTGCAATACTATATCTGACGGAAAAACATCACGTTTATAGCGAGCGGATAGGCTGCTGGCCGCTATGCCCAGGTGATACGCCAGTTCCATTTTCATTGAGAAGCCATATGCCTCTACGACGCGATCTAGCACATCGGCGCTCGATTTAGGGAATTTGAAGTTTGTATAAACACTCATTTTTATTGACACTTAGATTTTATCTAAGTAATCTCCGTTCGTAGTTAGATATTGACTGATATAGACCGATATTGCCGTATCGTTTAAACGATGGAGTTTGCATCATGCGACCTAACATTACAATCGTCATCCCGGAGCCTTACCTACCGTTAGACGAGTACTGCCGCCGTACAGGAACAAACAAGGAAACCGCAAAAAACCTGATCGAATATGGGAAATTGCCCATAAAACCGAAGGGTAAGCAAAAGAGGGGCCTAATCGAAGTGAATATGGCTGCGCTTACTGTTCAGGCGTTGAGTGAGTGCGATATTTCGCTTAACGCGAATCAATCATCATAATTTCAGTCGGTGCAAACAATGTTTGATTATCAGGTCGATAAACAACCCCATTTCGCCGACGCCTGCCGTCAGTTTGCCCTGCGTCACAACCTTGAAGCGGTCGCCGCCGCAGTCGGTATGCGTCCGCAGATGCTGCGCAACAAGCTGAACCCAGACCAGCCGCATAAGCTGACGTGTGAGGAGCTGTGGCACATCACGGACGTTACGGAAGACCCGACGCTGATCGATGGCCTGCTGGCTCAAATGAAATGTATGCCAGCCGTCCCGATGAATGAAGCCAAGCCGGAACGGCTGACCACATACGTTTTAGAGGCCGCCGCCGCCGTCGGCGCTGTTGCCGCTCGCAGCGTATCCACTGAGCGCCTGACGCAAACCGGCCGCCATGACTTCATCGGTAGCGTGAATTCCGGTATTCGATTTTTGTCACTCGTCGGGCTGTCAATTCAGGCCCGCATACAGCAGAACCCCACGATTTCCGCCACCGTTGACGTTATCAGCGGCATCGGCGCGGGTTTGAGCTGA